TCCTTACGTTGTTACGATTAGTGAGGATAATGGACAGATACTTGCCATTAGACGAAATTATAAAGAGGACGACGAAAGAAGACGAAAAATTCAGTATTTCGTCCATTACAAGTTTCTTCCGGGATTCGGATTTTATGGCCTCGGGCTTATCCACACTATTGGCGGCTTGTCCAGAACAGCCACGGCGGCTCTTCGCCAGCTTATTGATGCTGGTACTCTCTCTAATCTTCCTGCTGGTTTCAAAGCTAGAGGACTTAGGGTCAGAGATGATGAGGAGCCTTTACAGCCGGGTGAATTTAGGGACGTAGACGCGCCGGGTGGGGCGATTCGGGATTCTTTGATGCCGTTGCCATTTAAGGGGCCTGACGGCACTTTGATGCAGCTTTTGAGTTTTGTGGTGGATGCAGGCCGTAGGTTTGCCACTATCACGGACATGAAAGTTGGGGACGGCAACCAGCAGGCTCCTGTGGGCACCACCGTAGCGTTGTTGGAACAGGGCTCACGGGTCATGAGTGCGGTGCATAAGCGTATGCACTACAGCATGAAGCAAGAGTTTAAGCTTTTGGCTCGGGTGATGTCTGAGTATTTGCCGCAAGAGTACCCATACGCTGTTTCTGGTGGGGATCGCACGGTTATGCGGGAGGATTTTGACGACCGCGTTGATGTGGTTCCGGTGTCTAATCCGAATACATTTTCTCAGGCTCAGCGCATTGCGATGGCGCAGTCGCAGCTTGAGATGGCCCAGCAAGCGCCGCAGCTTCATGACTTGCACGAAGCTTATCGTCGCATGTACGAAGCGTTAGGAATCAATGACATAGATAAGCTACTTATAGCGCCTTCTTCTGATGAGCCGATCCCGAAAGATCCGGCGCAGGAGAACATGGATTCTATGGACATGGTTCAGATGAAAGCGTTTGAGGGTCAGGATCACGACGCTCACATTCGTACACACCTGACCTTTGCATCGTCGCCTATGTTGCAACAGTTGCCACCGGTAGGTTTAGCTTTGCAGAAGCACGTCATTGAGCATGTGAAGCTGAAATCGCAAGAAATTGCCATGGCGCAAATGTTGCAACAGACGGGAGGCCAACCTTTGACCCCCGATTTAGAGCTTCAATTGGAGTCTATGGTGGCGCAGATTAACGCGCAGGAGTTTCAGAAGCTCAAGCAAATTGCCGCAGAAGTAAGCGGTCAGGGTCAACAAGGCCCCGATCCTTTGATACAATTAAAGCAACAAGAGCTTCAGATAGATCAGCAGAAAATGCAGCAGGACGCTCAGATGGATCAAGCAGAGTTGCAGCTTGACCAGCAACGTATGCAAAACAAAGCTACGGAGTTCCAGCAAAGGCTTGCTAGCCAAGAGCGACAGACGCAGGCACGTATTGATGCCGCACTAGATCGTGAACTACTCAAACAACAGTTTGACAGGAATAAATGATATGAAAGTTAAAGTTGATGGTGCGCCTGCGGCAAATGCTCCTACGCCCGTAAACAAAGCGGTTATTGATGGGCAAGGTTCCATTCCTTACGCTTCTTCAAAAGCAGAAAAAACGCCCGATATTGCAATGGGCAAAAAAACCACGGGCAAAAAACGGGGCATGGGTGCCGCGTTACGTGGCTCTCGTTTTACTAGCTGCTAGGGGAAAATAACATGCTTATGGCTTCAAATGACCCCGCGCTCTATGATCTATATAATTCGCCTAGCCGAAGTCCTTTTTCTAATGTTGCGGGGCTTGGTATTGGCGGCATGAATTTTGCTGGTTCACCAGAATCTCCTTTTGCTAGTTCTATACGTGGTGCGCCGTTTAACCGGTTTCCTCCGAGGACAGGAGGACCTCGACCCATGAGGCCTCCCGGATTAATGCAGGAGCTTCCTCCGATAACAGGCGGTGCGCGACCCATGGGCCCTCCCGGAAGAGACTTTCAGGCAGAGCTTCAGACTTTAAGCCGTCCTTCCCAGAAACCCGAAAATAACCTTCCCATTTCCACTCTTCCCGCCGTTATATCGGACGACACCGGTTTTTTTGAGCCGCAACCTCCGGCTCCTTTTCCGCCGACAATGTCACAACCGCCAAGACCTTTTGGCGGTAATCAATTTGGTGGGATTGGGGGTTTTTTTAATCAGTTAGCCATGATGTCCCCAGAGCAATACGACATGGGGATGAACCGCTTTAACCAATTTAATCAACGGTTTGGTCCTTCTATGGGCGGCGGTTATGGCATGTTTAATCAATTAGCTCAATTATCCCCAGAGCAATACGACATGGGGATGAACCGCTTTAACCAATTTAATCAACGGTTTGGAGGATTTCCCCCACAAAATGTTGCGCCGCCTCCGATGATGCCACAACCGCAATTTAATCAATATGGTGGCGGTTTTGGTGGGCAAAGATTCCAGCCTCCGATGATGCCACAACCGCAATTTAATCAGTTTGGCGGGGGTTTTGGTGGTGTTAACCAAGCGCCCAATCCGTTTGGCGGAAGTTTTAACAGCCCTCTAAGACAGTTTATGGGTCCGCAAATTTTGCCATTTAACATGCAACCAATGATGGGGCAACCGCAAACGTCAACGCCAATGCCACCCCCTAATATGACGCCTACGCAAGGACAACCACAAACGTCAACGCCAATGCCGCCTCCTTCTCCACAGCAGGGGCAACTACAAACGTCAACGCCAATGCCCGCTGCAATGTTCTGATGTTACAGGCGCTTATTGGCCCAGTAACGGGGCTTTTAGACAAGTTCATCCCGGATGCAGATGAAAAAGCGAGGCTTGCTCATGAAATTGCAACAATGTCAGAGCGACACGCACAGGAGCTTGCTAAGGGACAGTTGGAAATTAACAAGGCTGAAGCAGCGCATAAATCGTTGTTTGTTGCAGGCTGGCGACCATTTGTTGGGTGGACTTGCGGTGTTGCTTTGGCTTGGCACTTTGTTGGTCAGCCTCTCGTTGTTTTTGGTATTGCGGTGGCTGGTGTTGACACCCCTGACCTTCCTGTATTTGAAATGGAAAGCTTACTTACAGTATTGCTCGGAATGCTCGGTCTTGGTGGTCTTAGAACCTTTGAAAAAACTAAACAGATAGCACGAGAACGATGACGCCAGAGCAATTAAACGCATGGCGCATTGTTCCAAGGCTATTAATGTTTGCCATGATAGGCATGACGTACCGCACCGTCGAGTGGTTTATGTCTTTACCGGACCCTAATCCGGAACAGGCGGCATTGGTTTCAGTAATGACAGGTGCGCTTACGGGCGCTTTTGGGTTGTTTCTTGGCAAAAAAGAATGAGCTACAAATATTTTAAAGAAGAAGAGTTTGTTTGCTCTGAAACCGGTGAAAATAAAATATTGCCCGAATTTATCCATAGATTAGATGCACTTCGTGAAGCGTGTAATTTTCCTTTTCACATAACCTCGGGGTACAGGTCCCCAAACCACACCATAGAAAAAGCCAAAGTCAAACCCGGCACTCATTCACAGGGAATTGCCGCAGATATTCACGCGGATAACGGCATAGAACGTCGTAAAATTGTCGAAGAAGCGTTAAAACTAGGCTTTGGCGGCATAGGTGTGGCAAAAACGTTTGTGCATGTGGATATACGGACTACCAGCCCTGTAATGTGGACATATTAGTTGCTCAGATTAGATTGTCGTGTTATATAGATAAGACATTCTAAGATGGAGCGCATGTGGATTCTTTATACTTAGCTCAGTTTATTCAACGAGCCATAAAAGATCGCCGTGTTCAAATTTTAGAGTTGTTAGAAAACAACCATGTAAAGTCGATGGAGCAGTATCAAAACTTGATGGGCGAACTATCGGCGCTTAATTTTATTGCACAGGAACTCTCGGGCCTGCTAGAGCAACAGGAGCAACTAAATGACTGATTTGGCTGAAAAAGTCGATCTTGAAGCCGCCGCAGAAGGCGTAAAATCTTTGTACAAAACACCGCAACCAAAAGTCTTAGATCCTGATTCCATGGATAAAAGTCTTTTGTCTCGTATGCCTCAACCCACCGGGTGGAGAATGCTAATTCTTCCGTATCGGGGAAAAGAAACCACCGATGGCGGCATTTACATCCCTAACAAAGTGTTGGATGACACGCAAATTCAGACGGTAGTCGGATATGTGATCAAACAAGGCCCGCTTTGTTACAAAGACACCGAAAAATTTCCCGAAGGAGCGTGGTGTCAGGAAAAAGATTGGGTAATTTTTGCCCGATATGCGGGGTCTAGATTCCGTATTGACGGCGGAGAATGCCGAATTTTGAATGATGATGAAATTTTAGCAACCATAGATGACCCAGAAGATATTCTGAGTCTTTAAGGAGGGTAATCAGCATGGCTAATGCTGCGGAAGAAGCTCAATTTGAGTTAGATGTAGGGGATGCTCAAGAAACTGAAGTAGAACTTGAGCAAGGGGTTGAAGAACCTGTTTCCGCTCCAGAAGAGCAGGAAATGGAGCAATACAGCGAATCTGTTCAAAAGCGCATCAATCGTCTCACGAAAAAAATGCGCGATGCGGAACGAGAGCGGGAAGAGGCGTTAAATTACGCTAAAAACGTTCAAGCCGAAGCTGTTCAAATTCGTCAAAGAATGCAGAATTTGGATCAAGGTTACATGTCTGAATATGGCGGACGCTTGGCTTTGCAACAGCAACAGGCAGAAGCAAAGCTCCGCAGAGCCGTAGAACTTGGAGACGCCGACGCCACGGTAGAGGCCCAAAAAGAGTTAACTAATCTTTCGGTAGCCGTTAATAATTACGCCACGGCTCAGCGCCAAGCTCAGCACCAAGCTCAATATGCTCAGCAGTATTATGAGCAGGCCGCCCAACAGCCGCAGCAACAAGCCCAACAACAAGTTAAGCCGGATGTTAAAGCGGAAGATTGGGCAGGCCGAAACAAATGGTTTGGTCAAGATGAAGCTATGACGTTTGCTGCTTTTGGAATTCACAAGAAACTTATTGAAGATGAAGGATTTGATCCCACAAGCGATGATTATTATAATGAGCTAGACTCTAGAATTAAGCGGGAATTCCCGCATAAGTTTGGAGAAGGGCAATCCACTAGCCGCAGACCCGCTCAGACCGTGGCTGGTGTTTCCCGCTCTAGTTCATCTGGGCGCAGTAAAAGGGTCAAACTCTCCCCGACCCAAGTAGCAATTGCTAAAAAGTTGGGAGTGCCGCTTGAAGAATACGCGAAATACGTTAAGGAGTAATACCATGTCCGAAGAGAAGAAAAGCTTTGAGGGCATTAAACGCTCCTCACGCGAAGCAGCGACAAGGGAGAAACAGGGACGGCGTAAGCCTTGGGCTCCCCCGTCTATGCTAGATGCACCGCCTG